CTTCATATCCTGCAAACACTGGCGCATCCATCCAGGGGGAACTTCAGGATCAGAGCCCAATACCTCAATGATATGCTCAATGATCCGATTCTCCGTCATGGATCTAATGCCTATGTTGCAGCAAGCATCCCAAGCGCTGCCGTCTCCTTCCACAACATTGGCATATGGCTGCCTGAGGTGGGAAGCCACCCGCGCCATTGCCTCGTGTTTGGAAACGTGCTTAATGGATGCCTCCTCAAAGTGATGGAACAAAATATCCTCAAAACATTTCACTGGCAATTGCATAAGAACTTGGCCCTTATCCCCAGATTGGATAATAGGCCTAGGTGCTTTTCCTTTTGCGGGGAGCGCCTCATTAACTTTGATCTGGAACTCCTGCTCAACCCGCACGTTCAACTCGGATAAGCATTCCTCATATGCACGCCGGAAACGTTCTGCACTCCACTTCTTGCTATGAAGCTCCTCCACATTGGAATTGGCTTCGCGCCAATCGCGAATGGCCTTCTCTGTGAAGACATTAGCAATAAGTGAAGTAACTGTTTTCTCGATTCTCCGCACCAACGGCTTGGATGGATGAAAAGGAAGGGGCTTGACACGCTTGGCGAGGCCTGCCTGCAGATTGCCCTTAGTGGATTGAAAAACCTCAGTGGGAATCAAATCCGGGCCAATCTGCCGGGCTAAAACCTTCTTCTCGGCGGGTGCATCACCTCCCACAACACGATCCTCCTTGCCATATTCATCTCCTTCCAACTGCACTCCCTCCATAGCACCGTTCTCAACGTCAGGATTCCCCACTTGGGTCAGAATCAAAGACGGATCGGTCTTGGGGAGAATAGAAGCGTTAGAACTAGGAGATGAATCCGGTGACCCTCCTGTCCCTACACGGGGCCGGCCCTCTGCAAAATACCTTTGAACACCGGCACACTCGTCCATAAAACCCATCATTGCCAAAGGCGCCCACACAATAAGAGCTTGCTTCAGCACCTCGGATACCTCTAATAAGGAAAGATGGTGGACAAAAGTGCCATGCGCCCGGTACGCAGTGCCCTTTTCGGAAACGGATGATGCGTGGATAGCCCGTTCAACCACTCCAACTGTAGAAGCTGAAATGGGAATTCGAACCTGCCTCTTGCCAAACTTAACACTCCTCCATTGCTGAAGAACAACGAGGGTGAACGCAAAGAGGCAATACCACATCTTGATTGCGCACAGGAAGATTGCCAAAGCACCTCCCAGCACGGCTGCATCAAGATGAGTAAGGCTGAGCATGCGCAGCAACCAAGGCCGCACTTCTTGGCACCTGCCACAAGAGCAACGTGCCTCAAGCTCATAAATCCACGTATCCTCCTCAGGATTCGAAAACTCCTTCTGCAGCCTGGCAAGCTCGGTGGCATTGCATGCTGCACAGGGTTGAGGGATAACGACACGGAAGCGTGCTGCGTCCATGCCGGGCCAATGTAGCACACAGATAGAAAATCTGTGTCCGCGGTGACCACGCGCGGCTTTCAGCAAGCATAAAGAAACGGGACTCCTTAGTGCTTG